ATGTAGAGTCAGTTCCAAAATTAATATCTAAACCATTAAAAGAAAAACTTAAATATGAAGCACAAGAATTGAACTTCATGAAAAAAACATCTCGTGCTAAGTTGCCATTATGAGTGACATTTTTGAAATGAAAAAACTACAGGATGGTTGTCCTGTTATGATCGCAAAAATTCCAAAACAAATTTTGGCAGAGATTGATCTCTGGGTAGAAGAAAGTAGAGGATTTAAAGATCATCCTTTAGCAACACTAAAAGCACATGAAAATGTTGGTTACAAAGCCATAGACAGTAAAGCACATAATTCATATCAGTGTTCTATCTCTTCTCATCTTATTGAACAATCTTTTTGGTTAGCATGGGTTTTGAGATTGACTCAAAAATATTGGGGTATGGGAAAAGATCATCGTCACTTTAAATTAAGGAAGTGGGATGGTCATTTTGATGGGTATGATATCTGGACTAACTTTGCATACAAAGGAGATGATAATCCACAACATAATCATGCTGGTATGCTCTCAGGTGTGATATACTATAAAAATCATAATCATCCTACAATATTTGATGAATATAATGTTGGTTATGAAGGACTTGATGGGACAATGGTTATGTTTCCATCACAAGTCCTACATCATGTAGAAAAACAAGTTGTTGACACCGAGAGAATTACTCTCGCTTTTAATATTATAAGTAATGATGCCTTTTGATGCCTACCGTTGTTATCTCTCTTTAAAGAATCACTTTACTAAAGATCATTATGATTATCTAAAATATCGTGGTAAAACTAGAGCAACAGTTCAAGCCTTTTATAAAAGGAAGGATAGGTTCTGGTTTGAAAAGTTTGCAAGACAAAAAAATGATAAAGAAGTGGAAGAATTTTTTGTATCTAATTTCATATACTCAACTGACCCCGGAACAATGTGGATAGGTGAGATGATAAAAGAGGGAGAGGGTAGATATACAGAGTGGAAAAAGAAAATACAATCACTATCATATATTTTTAAAGAAGAAACACATGATCTTTTTACAGATAGAAAAGTTGACGAAGTGTTTGATTGCACGAAAGGACATCCACCTATTCTCCGAAATTATTTGAGTGGGAAAACCTCACTTGAAACTTTGGTAATATGTGATAGAATATTTGAGTATGGAAAAGAGTTTGATCAAAAACTAAATGACCCAGTGTGGGAAACCGTTAGTTTGAAGATAAAAAAATATTCTCCTTTCCTAAATATAAATGTACCTCGTTATAAAAAAATCTTAAAAGAGATAGTCCTATGAGTTTTTTCGATTCAGAAGTTGTTCGTGCTGAAATGGCAGAGATTGCAGAACTTCAAGAAGAAGTTTATCCCAATGTCTTTAAGTTTCCTAGCATGACCATAGAAGATCAACGTTATCACATTGATCTCTTAGAAAAACTTTGCGAAAAACAAAAAGTTCTATATGCTCGTTTAAGTTTATCCGATGACCCAGAGGCAAAACAAATGAAGGATAATATCCAGTCTGGTGCAAAACAGATGGGACTTCCTAAAGATGTTGATGTCCAAGTCTTGTTTAAACAAATGGGTGAGATGGTGAATCTCATGAGAGATACACTTGACTATCAATAGATTTGTCCTATAATAGGTACACACAAGCCAAATCCAATTAATCTAAAAAAATCTTATGTCTTTTTCAGATCTAAAAAAACAATCCAAACTCGGTTCTTTAACATCTAAACTGTTAAGGAAGTTGAGAAAATGAATAATGCTGGTGGTGGAGGTGCTGATGAGCGTCTCTGGAAACCAGAGGTTGATAAAACCGGTAATGGATATGCCGTAATTCGTTTCTTACCTTCTCCAGAAGGTGAAGATATTCCATGGGCAAAGATGTACTCACACGCATTTCAAGGCCCCGGTGGTTGGTATATTGAAAATTCTTTAACCACAACTGGTGGTAAAGATCCTGTTTCAGAATACAATCGTGAACTCTGGAACAGTGGTAATGAATCCGATAAGGATACTGTTCGTAAGCAAAAACGTAAGTTGTCTTACTATGCAAATATCTACGTTGTAAAAGATCCATCTAATCCTCAGAATGAGGGTGGTGTATTTCTTTACAAGTTCGGAAAGAAAATCTTTGATAAGATTATGGAAGCAATGCAACCAGAGTTTGAGGATGAATCACCAATCAATCCTTTTGATTTCTGGCAAGGTGCAAACTTTAAATTGAAGATCGTCAAGAAAGATGGATACTGGAACTATGATAAGTCAGAGTTCGACACAGTAGCACCATTACTTGAAGATGATGATGCGTTAGAAGCAATATGGAAGAAGCAATTCTCTCTCGCTGCTGTAACTGCTCCTGATCAGTTTAAGTCTTATGATGATCTTTCAAAACGTTTGAAGTATGTCTTGGGTCAAAGACCTCCTGCTCGTATGGTAGATGAGGATCTTGAGGATTTAAGTGAAGGTAAAAATTACACACCTGACTTTAGTTCTCGTAAAGAACCAGTTGCTGCCACAACATCTGCTAGTTCAGATGAAGATGATGCACTATCATACTTTCAAAAACTTGCAGAAGAGTAGTTATTGATATAGTCTTATATTATCTGCTCTTTTTAAGGTTTCATCCACATACTGGGTGGAACCTTTTTTATATGTCATAATGTCTTCAAGATCATCTGTGACTAAGTTTAGATATCTTACTTTTAATAAAAATATATTTCTTTTTGCATCTTCTATCTTCTCTTCATATTGATAGTTGGTGACTTCTGTAACTAGGTCTGCGGTTGTAACTGTTTTTTGTTCTTTTAACCACCAATCATAGTAAGAGAAACTAAAATCAGATTCAACTTCTAATCCTTTTTCTAACATCACTACTCCTTTGCTGTTCTTAACTTCTAAAGTTTCATGATGATGAGTAGATTCTAGATTTGCATATGTGCCATACTTATCTAAAAGAAATCTATCAAAATCTCTTTGAGACATGGGCCATTCTGTTTGAACATTGATTATGTTATTAGATGTTAAAACTAACCAATCTAGAGAAGAGTCTTGATAAAAATCTTCAGCAACATTATCTGGTCTATCATCTCCTTTGATTTGATATTTTTGGAAGGTTGCTAAACTTTGAAATATGTCAGGTCTTAATTTTGCTTTCTTAAAGAAATTTTTTACAGCAATATAATCTGATATTTTTGCATCTGGAAGACGACTTACATATTCAAAATCTGGAACTTGTTTAAAATAATTTGACATTTTAGAAACCTATCTCTGCTAAATCTTTATCACCGTAGTCATCATTAAATACTGGTTCAAGTTCAGTGAACGTCATTGATATATTATATTGTGTCATCACACCATCACTAAAAGTTGAATAGTTTCCTGTGGGTGTATATTGAACACCAAAAGATTGTAATGCACACTCTTTAAATTTGTTTATGAATGGATGTTCTCTACTTCTTCTTCCTTCTCTAAGTAAATATTGAAGTTGAAAAGTATGTGGTGATTTTAAAAATAAATTTGATTTACTTCTAATTGGTGACATCCCTTGTTTAAAGAATCTAATAATTTTCATTACCACTTCTGCTTCTTTTGGATCTCTTGGAGACAAAGAGAAGTTAAAATTAAATGGACGTAAAGTGGGTGCTTGGAATAGTAAATCTAAGTTTGGATTTAAAATTGCACCACTTGTTCTTGTTAATAAACCTTGTTGACCTGATGCCATTCCAGCAAGAGTATTTGCAAGAGCTTTTGATGCTTCACCGGAATTACCTGCTACTTTTTGAGCAGAATTTAAAAGACTATCAACACCTTTTTGGGGATTTGATATTGCATCTAATGCTACTTGTGCTAATGCTGCTTGTACTGCGTTCATGCTATTACCACCCCATGATACTGCATTCGCATCTCCGATACCAGCAGGTATGGGTAGAATCACACTTCCAATACTTCTTCCTTTTGTTTCTCTATCTTCAAAACCAAATTGTTCTTTATCAAATTTCTTTGGAACATATTTCATCATGTTGAACTTTAACACATCTTGTCCCGGATCTATGCTTGTTGGAAACACATGATTACCAAACTTATTTCTTGTTCCTGCTCTATCTTCTCCAAGACTTCCTATCGTATCCGATTGCAATTCACTTAATCCACTAGCAAAGTCCTCCGCAGTGCCACTTTTACCATCTAATAATCTTTTTGCTTCAGCATTAGTAAGATCTGATTCTTGTTGAACTATATCTGACGCATGATTTACTATACTTCCGTCTGCAATACCTGCTTCAACAAACGCTCTATCATTTTTGTTCGCACCACCCCACCAGTTATCATTAAAATCTACTGATCCATCTGGACTTATTGTTCCTACTCTCTTATCTGCACCAAATTCCTCATTATAAACTTCTATCTCACCAGTCTTTTCATTGATTAAGGTGAAATATGCTTCATTAGTTTTTGGATCGCTGAATCTATTTTCTACATCGTCAGATCCATAGTATCCGTCTTTGGTAGTCATTTAAATGGACTTTTTATCTATTTATGAGAAATTTACCATACTGTAATGAAAGCAAGTCATCCAACTCCTGAGATCGAACTGCATACAACTGGCCAACGACTTCACCCCATGTATAATTACGAGGACTTTGCCAATGAAAATTGATTCCCCTGAATCCCCACCTGAATATATCTGTGCAAGCAATCAAAGGTTGTTGATCATACTGTATCTTAGGAGTCTTAG